GGTTTATTTACACCAGAAGGAGGTGTTCTATTGTTACTCGAAGGTGATGGTCTATTTGAACCAATCCCCGTCATTCTTTGAATAGCGCCTACGGGATCATTTAATAAAGACCCTGTAGGTGTAGGAGATGGTTTATTTCCGCCCGAATAAGTTTGTGTTTGATATGTTGAGGGAGCTCCCCAAGTTGATCTCTTATTAATATCAACACCAAACTTATAATCAATAAATCTCTTAATAGCACCTATAGGATTCTTTGAAAAAGGTTCATTTGTTTCTCCAATATAACCACCACTAGCAGCATAGGTAGTTCCATTAACAACTTTTGGCTTATTTGTTCCACCGCCGGCGGCATTCATTGCTTCAAGAGTGCCAACACCATACTTCTGGACAGCTCCAGCAGACATAACAAATTCACCATCAGAAAGCATTGCTGGAACTTTGTCAGATTTTGGTCCGCCAGGTCCACTTACAAATCCACTTGAACCACCAAGTGCTCCACCAAGAAGCATACCAAGAGGTCCAAACATAGCGCCCATTCCAGCGCCACCCAGCATACCTTTGAAATTAAATCCACCCCCACTAAATCTTGGGACTGCTAATCCACCACCAGAAAACTTTTGAGTTGGTTGTTCTCCTCCACCAAGTCCACCCTCAAGTGTTTTGCTGAGAGCCATTGTGCCAACAACTGTAGCACCTGCTTCAAGTCCAGCAGCAAGAAGTTTTCCTTTTTTACCTCCAAGAAAACCCGCAACTTTAGATAATTTTCCTCCCGCTTTTCCTATACCTGCCTTAACAGCAAGTCCAGCAACTGCAGCGCCAAGTCTAATGCCACCTCTAATAACAAGAGATATTAATCCTCTAGCAAACTTACCAAATGAAGTTCCAAATACAATATAGAGTGATAATAATTTAGTCCAGTGATCTCCAAAAAATCTTATTAATGATTGCACTTTTTCTTGGTTGTTTTTATCCGCCAACCAATCAATTAACTTGACTATCGCTCTTGCCAAGAACATCTTTAAGAAGAAGTCAATAATTCTACTGAGAATTGACTTAACAGGAGCAACTACTTTATCTACTACTTTAGAGACTGCTGCGAAACCTTTTTCTAATCCCTTTTCAACACCTTCTCGTTTTGCTCTTTCTCTATCTCTCCTTTTCTGCTGCTGATTTTTTACGTCAGAAGAAATACCTTGATTTAAAATCTTAATTATATTACCAAGAGAACTTGTAATCTCTTTTAGATAGTCTCCAATATTACCAGTATCTTTTCGATCACCAACACTGGTCTTCTGAGTCTCAATATATTTTTGAATTGCTGATGATGGAGCCTTAACTATAGATCCACCTTTAGGTCCAAGTCCGCCAACACCAGGTCCAAAAATGGGACCAGTTCCAGGTAAAGCAGATGCTCTTACAGTCTTTGTAGAGATTACCTTATCTACAAACTTTTCAAAACTAATTTTATTAGTTCTCTTCTTAAATGCCTCTTTTATCTGGGCATTAGATAATTTTTGCCCACCTAAAGTGTTTTCGGTAAGAAGTTCATTTAAATAGTACTCATACCTATCCTTTCCAAGAAGTTTGGATGCGGATATTGCTTTAGAAGTGGGCATTGCTCATTTGTTGTTGCTGTTTTGTTTGTTCTTCTTCAAGATGCTGCTTCAACATTTCAACATACACATCACGTTCCCAAGGCATCATATTTTCAATCTCCGTTAATGAATATTTATGATACTGCATTAACGAAAAATTAAGTTTGAAATATGATATCAAGTCCATATGGACGAGTGCTATGCGAAAAAAGACGATAACCCTTCAAGAACTACTTCACTTTCTACACCAGTATTTGGATTTTTTACATTGATAGTGTGAGAAAGTTTTGGCATTGTTTCAAAAAACTTTTCAATATCTTTAAATTGAGAAGAATTCATCTGGTCAAGGAACTCATTGAGTTCCTTCTTAGTACAATCAGAAGTAGTCCAAACTTCTTCTTCAGTATAAATTTTATCAATGCAAGATGCAATCAGTTCAAATGATTGGTCAATTGCATTTGCACCAGAAAAGTCAAAATTATTTTTAATGAACTGATCCAGAGATGGATACTTCATTTCCATCATAATACTCTCATCAATTTTAATTCTGGTTGAGTGCTCATCACTCTTCTGAACTTTGATTGAGTCAATATCAATTTTTACAGGAACCTGAGTTTCACCATCGTCTGGGCAGATAATATTAACTTCAATTTCTTCTCCTACAGACTTTCCACGAATATTAAGGAACAAATATTCAATATCAAAGGTAGGAAGTTCTTCTACTTTAACTCCCTTTGTAAGAATGCAATTCTTAATAACTGTTTTGATTGAGGTTGTAATTTGCTTAGTATCCTCACTCTCTAAAGCAATTACAAGTAGTTTTTCTTCTTTAACTAGAAAAGGTCTATATTGAATTGGTTGTCCTGTAGATGGCAATTCAAGTTCATAAGTTGGCGTAGCAATCTTTGGTAAAGGCATAATCTCCTATACAATTCAGATATGGTTATTTATAGGCATATAGGCAATGGACAGATTGGCAAGTGTCCATTGCACTGCCCAAGAGACTTTTGGATGCAGTATAATATAGGGGTAAATAAAAAAACAATGAAAGCACTTCTCAACTTTTACCTCGCATCTGCCCTATCCGTAACAACTGTAGCAACTGGTGCTTGCTTTGTATGGTACGTCCAAGAGTATGATGCTGCATACAAATACCATAAGGTTTCTCCAGAAGTTTCTCAAATTCACCGCAATAATTCTCTGTGGTTGGGACTGTGGGGAGGAATTTATGGTCTCACTGGTGTTGCGAGCGCAATCGGTCTATCTCAGGGGATTAAGAAGGATAAGTGAAACCTTTTCTTTTAACTCTTCTTTTAATTTCATCTTTAATAATTGGCACTAATATTGCAAGTATTATCTTCTTTGCAGTATTGCAAAATACAAACGTAGAACTTCCTACTCCAAACTGAGGGTCTTCGGACCCTCTTTTTTATTAACCAATATTAGCATCAAAACCTTGAGTATTGCCTATCGTATTAGCATCAACTCCACCAACAGTTCCACCACTAACTATTCCCCTATTCAGAAGTGATGCTTGCTGTTGAACTGCTTGACTATTTTGATTAACAAATGCTTTAGCAGAGGAAGCCCAAGTAGGAATTCCACCAAATCCAGTAGAACTAGCTCCAAAAGAAGTATTCAGAAAACTTGTATCAATATCACCACCTGTGTAATATGAATTTGATATACTGTTTAAATTAAACGCAGCTTGTTCAGTAGGACTTAGTGCCTGATTTCTAACTCCCTCATAGGAATAATCATTTGTTGGGATAACAGATCCCGGAGTATTTCCTATCGCATCTCCTGGCATATCTTCAATGTAATATCTTAGGTATGAGAATGAAGTAGTGACTTTCAACAATTGAGATGAATCATAAGAAATAGGCATAGAACTCACAGAAATTGGAAATGCTTCAACAAAATTATAAGTCAGATTAGCATTTAAATCTTTATATTGATTATTTTCTCCAGTCCTCTCAAATTTAGTAATCTTCAAAGAACCGCAATATTCTATTGGATATCTAACTTGGTAAGAAAAATTTCTATCTTTAATATTAGGACTGCCAGAAATACTTTCATTTGTAACGAACTTCATCCAAGTTTCAAAAAATCTAATAGACGCATATGGATCTAGTGGATTAATATCAACATAAAACGTTAAGTCAATACGGTCATCATATACTCTTCTATAAACGTGCCTCTCAGTAACTCCAGTTCTGTCTCCAGTCAATTCGTGAGTTGCAAAAGAAGATCCAGGAAGCAATGCTTCAGAACAAGCTAACTGAATTTTATCTTGGGATACATTCCAGTTAATTTTATTTTTTTGCAAATACTCAGAAAACTGATTGCTATTGACACCGTTTTTATTTCTAGTAGGAATTCCAATATAAACCTCATAATGAGAGGTTAATGCAGGTCTAAGTAGGTTTGCTTTAACGTCTGAAACTGACCTTATCCTAGGCATCTATAAATAATTTTTACTTTATATATTATGTATGGCAGAAAGTATCAAAAGTAAATACAAACCTTCTTATCCATCAAAATATAAAGGAGATCCTAACAATATAATTTGCAGAAGTAGTTGGGAAAGAAAGTTTTGCTATTACTGTGATCATAACGAAAATATTCTCGAATGGGGAAGTGAAGAATTTTGGATTCCATACCTATCCCCTGTAGATAATAGAGTTCATAGATACTTCCCAGATTTTATAATAAAGGTTAAAGAAAGCAATGGGCAAATAAAGACCTATGTGATTGAAGTAAAACCAAAGAAGCAAACTCAACCCCCAAAGAAAAAAACTAGAGCAACAAAATCATACATATTTGAGTGTAAGACTTATGCTGTCAATCAGGCAAAATGGAAAGCAGCAGATGAGTTTTGCAAAGATAGACTGATAGAGTTTAAAATCATCACAGAAGAAGAGTTATTCTAATGGCAGAAGGTTTTGGTAAATATGTAGGATCTGGAACAGCAAGAACTAGAGAACTTCTAAAAAGAGTTGAAGAGATGGGAATTAGCGACCCAGAAGATATTATGATGCTTATTATGGAACTGTTTAAAGAAGAAGTCTTATACCCAGAACCAGGAAAATTTTATACTTTCTTATATAAACCCAAAACTCCCGACATTGAATATGATCAACATCCCCTCATTGCTTGCACTTCATTAGAAAGATGGGGATTTAAAGGCATCAACTTTCATTGGAGAGAAGGAAGACAATATACTTGGGAAGAAGTTGTAGGAAAACTTCACGTCGTAAAATATAATGAATTGGATGAATTGCTCAGTCTTCAGTATGGAAAGTTCCGTCTAAATAAATAAAACCCAGTTTACGCGCATAATGGCGACATTTGGTACAAGAGCAGCAAGTAAGTTCAAATTACCGTCAGTAGAATCGGAAGAAACGTATTATACTCTTGTGGATTCTGATACTGGAAAAGTAACTCTGAAGAGAATTAATAAACTTGTGCCAGATGCTCCTGGAGCAGAAAATTTGGATAAAGTTGTTGGAACTATAGAAAATGGCAAGTTTACGCCTGGAGGTGATGCAACTCCAACTGAAAAACAAGCATTTGCTCAACAACCACA